CACTTGCAATCAGCTTTGCAAGCTTGCTAACGCCATCATCATCACAAGGATGCTCTGTTGCAACGATGTCTACCGTGCCTTCCTGTGAAAATGTCAGCTGCTCCACGACGTAAACGTTTTGGGAAATCCTTGGACCGACAAGGCTGAAAACAGTGTCGTGGAACGTGGAGTCAGAGACAATCCCGTTACTCACGGTCATAATATCGGTCTCAACATCCTCGAAACCACTCTTGAAGTACGACACGTTGTACTGGCCATCAGGCAGGTCAGTCACGCTAGTGACAACTCCTGAGCTGTTTACCGTACCGTTATTAGCAGGCAAGTAAGGGCTAGAAGATGTTGTTACCTTGATATAAGACCCTGCTCTTAAATTCAGGCCATGCACAGTCGTTGAGAAACTGATCGTATGCGTGACAAGATCACGAATGCCTAAAAAGTATTTAGCGACTTGTATTGCGTGCTTTTCTGAAGTGCAGAACTGAGTTAAATCAAACTGTTCTGTAGGCAAAAGACTAATGTCGTGTATTTCCAGCTGACCAGGCAGCTTGACTTCGACCACCTTCTCCTGCGGCAACTTGTTCTTGACCTCATGTCGATAACGCATCACGGCCTTGAAAGGACGCCGCTCCTCACTTCTTAGGTACTCAACCTTATAACTGTCTTCAAGGATATTGCCTGCTGTAAAAAATTGATCAATAGGCACAGGACCAAGGTTAATTTCACCGCTTTTTTCCATAACCGGAATGGCAGGCTTGAGTGAAAACTTGCCATCCATAATTAAAAAATTAAGCAAGAAATAAGGCGCTGTATCGGCAATGTATTGACGAAGATTTGTTCTGTCACCAATGACACCGTTGAAAAACAGCTTTTGTTTTTCCAAGAAACGCGAGGCAATTTTAAAAACACTAAACACTTCGTCAGGAGTGCCGTTTTCTTTTCTGGCTCCGTCTTTGTCTAGCAGATTCGGATTGGCTTCATCAATTTTAAGCAGCGCCCCAGCGCCCCCCATGTTGTTTGTGAGCAGGTAAAAAACTAAATCTGTAAACAGGTTGCTGGGGCCGCTTGCCTGTCCATTCACACTAGAACCGTCTTGATCATAAACACTTAAATCAGGATGCAATCGCTTGACGTGCAGTCCGCTGCCGAGCCAAACACGCATCTGATCAAGGCTCGTAAAATTACGACTCGCTTTAAGTGATAAACCGGCAGTAGTCATGTTGTTATAGTTAGGAACACTAGCGTTTGGCACAATTTCATTTACATAAACGATCGAATGCTCAGGGTCTGACTCATTTGACTTTTGAACCAATGATCTATAAAAGCTAATATCTGCATACTGACTTTGCTCCTCAAAAAAGGTTTCACCAGTCAGCTCTCCTTGCGGCTCAGTCTCACCAAGATCTCCAATAATAAATCGGAAGCCTGTTTTTTCGTAAGCAGTTATATACGGGTTGTCAGAAGAAATCGTAACCGTGTGGTCATACTCGTCCCCTCTAACCCAGTTATCTGTTGTGTCTGAGTCCTGCACAACTGTAATCGGTTCTTGAGGATGATTCCAACCCTTCGTTTCACCGCTAAAATGATTAACCTGCTCCTTAACAGTTGCAGTCATTTGCACCTTAATTTTTTTTGAACCGTCTGGATAATTAAGGATAATTGTTTTTGATTCTCCAATGTTTAGGTTGGCAGCACTTCCAAAAATTTCGTAGTAATACGCTTGCGTTCTGCCAATCGCAAACTCACGCCTGTCAACGTCAGTGACCTTGTAACGCTGACCCGAAAAAGTCATTGTCAGGTTGCTTGGATGGTTAGGCACAAATGGATTCGAGCCATCATCTGGGTATGCAGACGATGAAACGCGATCATCAAGACCCCGCTTGAACTCAACAATGTCGCCAACTTGATAGCCATCAGAGCTGCCCACAACTTCGCAGCTAACAAACGCCCATGTGAAATTGACTTGATTATAGACGTGAGCGTAATGAGTATCTGACAGCCTTGTTTTGCGCACTGTCCACTTCACGACCATCCATCGCCGCCCATCACTACTTAAAACCTCTCTGGTTTGTTTTGTTAGCACACCGCCTTCATTGATGTCATTGCCGTCACAACTACCAAAAATTGTGTGAAAGAAAGCGCCGTTTTTTCCTACCTGTATTGCTGCGTCGTTGCTTATGTTTGCTACTCTTTCAATCGCTTCTGCTGTGATAACATCACCTTGAGTGTCTTGCGGCAAGACAATGCTGCGCGAAACAGTCTGAGGAATTGTTCTTCCGCCAGGCTCAAGAGCTGTTTCAGGTTTTCTTACAAACTCCTTATTTGTCTGTAGCTGCGATTTTTTAGTCCTCGTTCCAGCAACAACAATCCCAAACCTGCCGAGCCCTGGAACGTCTGCAGCCAAACGCAGATGCTCTTGATCCTTGTCTGACACAGACGCAGACAGACGAATAATTTCTTGATCTAGATCAAGAGACCTTAATTCAGATCCAGGTATTGGCACAAATTTGTACTCAAGCTCTGTCGGGGGCAGATCTTGTGGATGAACAAAACGCAAGAAATTGTATTGATCAACAGGGCGGCTGCCTGTCACGGCAAAATAATGATTTATTTTTTGAAACTCAAAAGACTCGTCAGTCTCGCCTTTTCCAGCTTTACGCACAAAAACCTGGAAGAAAGAAGTTCTGTGAATCGTACCCGTATAAGTGCCAGAACGTACCTGAGTTTCTTCCTCGTCAAATTTTTTCAACTCCTTAGGCGTCGGAGTGGTGTTGAAAGCACAAAGACCCTGCAATCTTTGAAAGACTCGGCTTTTTATTCCAACTTCAGTAACAACTGCTGGACGGTTGTTTCTTACAAGTCCAGTAGAAATTCTGGTCACGGGGAAAAACGCAGCACCAACGCCGTCCCTGTCAAATCCGTCTCCGATGTAATCGTCAGGCGGATCAATAACCAAGTCTTCGCTGACAACACCAATTTGCTGTTGCCGAGATTCGCTTATGTCAATACATTCTAAAGTAATAAGCTGATTTAAGCCGTCCGTAATGTCAGGATCGAACCTTGTCAGCCTTCGCTTGGTGACGTTCCATAGTGTGTTGCCGATAGCAAAACGCTCTCCTAACTGCATTGCCTCATCGGCGGCAAGCTGCTCAGCCTTTACTGTTTGATTAATATCATCAACTGATTCTTTTCCTTTGCCACCACCTCTATCGTATAAGTCATCAGGTATTGAATTCTTGCTTATTTTGAATAAAATCTTGTCTCCCACTTGAACCGTTGGGGTAATTCTGCGCTCATTACTGTTTGGTTTTATCTCGGTATTACCACGATTAATTTGAACGACTCCCATGCGTGGACTGTATTGACGACCTCTACCTTCCATGTTTTGTTCGCGTACCTTATCTAAAAATTTTCTTTGATTGGCTCTGACACTTACATCTTTGGAGCCAACAATTTTTATGCGGCGCAACGTCAGATTAAAACCCCGCTGCCTATCAGCCTTTCTGTCTTCATCAATATCAACAATTGAAACAGTTTCGTAATTCACTTTATAGCCAGTCCCATTTGGAATTGCAGCATAAACGCCAAACTGTGTGTTATTAGCTGGAGAATATGCGTGGCAAAAATCTGTTGTCTGATCAGCGGTGTTGCTAGGGCACAAAAATACGTCGTCATCGGTGGCGACATATTTAACGGGATCCCCTTTATCTGACCCGCCTGCAGTGCCTTCGATTAAATTGCCTCGCCTAATTCGTGACTTACCAGAAATGCTCGTATTCTTTTTCCAATAAACCGCAAAAAAGTCTTTATGAATAGCATCGAGCACATTATTGCCAAGAAAAATTCCTTCTAGCTCTGGTTTCTGGATGCCATCAGGAGCGGTATCGTCTGCAAACCCTTGCTCTCCAACAACAAACATCAGCTTGGCTGATTGCTGCGTTCCATGGCTAAACATCCGTGACCACACCAGTTTTGGCGTGACAAGCATTCCGCCAACCTTTAGGGACTCGTTGTAAAGGCCAAAGATGATTGGAACGGGTGCGCCGTAATCTGCAAGCTCGTTGAGGGTGTCAAAGCCCCGGCTTTGCGTAAAACGATTGCCAGCGTTGACGCTTCCTAGATCAAGCTGCGACCGCTTTGATGCCTCTGGCATCTTGGGTTTTGGTGTTAGCAGATAAGAAACACCAGTCATTACAAGACTGACAGCAAGGCTAATTAAAAACGCTTCTCCAAATCCACCTGCATGAATATCAGGGATATGCTCGTATTCAGCCGGACGCACCGCGCCCTTGCGCCTTACTTCAGCAGCAAACTTGCGATATTCCTCTTCCGTTATCCCAATCGTTTTGATTAACTCTTTCTCGAACGGAAGCAGGGGCAGTTCGTAAACAGACGGGCCGAAGACCACTGAACCTTCTCCGACATTCGATTGACGTACAAGATTCCCGTCTGCCATGTGACTGCAAATGCCCAGGATTGCTGCGGTAACAGCAGAATATCCCCATCATACTGAGGTCGATCTACAC